CCCCGTCGCGGTTTCCTTACTGCTTACACTGTAAGAACGCCGCAAACTCCGCTCCCCAGAAGCTCATCCGTATTTCACACAGCGAACCGTGCAGCATCCAGATGATGAGGATTACCGTCACGCAGAACGTGATGGCCGTAAGCGATTTTTGCGACATAGCGCTTGCTCCTTTGTTGGAGAGGCGCTAACCTATCACTTGCTTAAGGTAGATATGTTAGGGCCTCGGTTAAACAGAAATGTTTTCCGGGGCCTTTCCACATCTGGCCTTCGGGTATTCCCTCCGACCATCAGCCGAAAGGCACCCGCGCGTAATCTATCGCTTTTTTGTTGCTCCGGCAATTCTGCCTGTTAATTCTGAGGTAAAGGCAAACTCATCTGATTGTTTCCCCTGTGTGAAGCTGGCAGTTCATGCCACGGGATACCTTCTGAAGAGTGAACGCCGGAGGCGTGTTTTGATGTGAATTTATGGAAAGCTTCCAGTGTTGAGAAGCATACGCCGCATTCCAGATTGTTACACTGGTAATACTTTTGCCGCACGGTGTTTGAATCATTTTCCGGACGACTGGTGCGGATACGGGCAGATGCGCCACAAAGCGGACAACGGAACATAGCGACCTCCCTTAACGTGGTGTTGCTACCATTCTAAGTTGTCCCAATTCAGATTCCAACTGACAGCCCTCCCTGAGTGAGGAGCTATCTATAGTCTTCCCATGAGTTTTCATCGACACAAAATTCAATACCAGCATCCAGTCCATTTATGTGCAAATTAAACTCATCATTGATAAACTGGCCTTCGTCTATTTCAAAGAATAATTCTAGTTCTACTGTAAAATCCTTTTCCTCCTCCTCGTGATTAGATACGGTGTCAAAGGTATAAAATTTTCCATCCTCTTTGTCATAATAGCCGTTTGCGGTATCAGGTCCGCTGGCAGTGACATTAAAACTAACAGTAACATCAAAAGTAATTTGACAACTTTCGTCATCCAAATGAATTATTTTGGGTTCAAATTCGCTTATGTTCGTAATTTCAAAGCTATCAATCTCTGAGTCTTCCCATGTTGAAGAATTATAAGCTTCAGCAGTTTCTAATTCTTCCGTTAATTTTTGTATGATTTCTTCATTTTTGCTTTCTAAAAAACGTTCTATAAATCCAGTTCTTTCGTCATTGTGTTTGTTGTAATCATCTAGTAGTAAGTTTAGTGCTCCTATAATTATGAAATTATCATTGTCTTCACAGTAACCTTTTAGGTCAGGGTCTTCTGAAACCACATAAATTTTTTCATTATCTCCTAGCGCGGAACGTATTGCTAAAAGAGTGAAGGCGTCTCGAAATTCGTTAGGTTTTTTCGCACTAAAGGGGCTTTTTTTATCAAAGTACATGTCTATAACTTCATTGAGGTCCACCTTCGACATATCTACAATAGTTGTGTTTGAGTTCTCCATGAAACCATTAAATGCGCTTAATGCCTTTTCTTGAATGTCTGTTTCATTAATTTCACAAAATAGATTTTTAATATTGTCATCTTCATATTCTTTGAGGATAACAGCCTTTCGTCGGAAATTGTTAATCCCTTTCAATGCTTCTTGTATATGCTCGATGATTTTTCGTTCAACTTCTTTAACTACAATTGTTGTAGAAATATGCCTGAACTCATCATTTCTACATAGTTCTTCAAATGATTTTATAGTTTTTGAGTTGAAGTCCAGGTTTGCTTTTACAAAAAACTCAGTATCAATGAATACATTGCGGGTAACTAGAGACATTTTCCAACTCCTTTTAATATATTAACCCAAATGAGGTAACATCATAAAAGATCACATAGTCACTTGTATTGGTATCTTGAGTCAAGAGAATATGATGGCGCTTACAATTTTTGTGACAAGGCTAGATGTCAGACTGTTAAGTGCTATAAGCGAGTTAATATATTTAAGTTGCTCACTCTGTTTCCGCTATCCATTCCGGGATTTTTGCCTCAAGCTCAAGCTGCGTGGTAAAGCCGCTGTTATCAATGGTGTGCTCGGCTTTTGCAATAATCCAGTCCTGATTATCAATCTCGCTTTTAAATCCTGTTACCGTACCATGCATTTCGGGGTAGAGTTCTGCACGTCCACGTGCCAGCGTGATGGAAAATGATGCGGCTCCGCGTTGTAGCTGCTGCCACTTTGCCGCCGCTGCGCGTCTTGCTGCCTGCTCGTTCTGATAAGTCTTGCGTAACACAAACACATTGCCTTCCGCACCTTCCATATAATCACCTTCACGGCTGCTGCTTTTCTCCTTTTTGGGTTTTGGCGGTTTGCGGCGTTTCACGCTGACTTTTTTCTTTTTCCCGTAATTAAGATCAAGCCAGTAGGCGCGTACACCCGTATACGCCTCGCGGTCAGCAATGCGAAACTGATGGCGATCGCCGCTGCTGCGTGTGATGGCAAACGATGGCAATGGTTTTCCCTGTGCGTTCACGCCACCGCCTGGCATGATGAATAACAGATTACCGCTTTTTACCGTGGTGATTGCGCCCAGCATTTCCGCCATGCGCGTAAGGAAGGACATGTCGCTTTCTTCGGTCTGGTCGGCGTGGTCGATTTCGATATCCATCAGCATTTCGCTGATTTGCGGTTTCAGGCCGTACCGGTGAGCGATAGCAGATACCACGCGCTCAACGGTCACATCATGCCAGGACACTTCACGTTTAACGTTAAATTCATCCCGAAAATCTGCGCTTCTGGCTGAAACAGTCAGCCTGTCCGGCGGACCTTCGTGAGCGATTTCATCAACAATGTAAGTGCCTTTTTCTGTCAGCGGTTCTCCTTTCCAGCCAATGAGAACCGTCAGGCGCGCGCCCCGTGGCGGTAGCTGCAACTGACCATCCGCATCATCCAGCGTGATGGTGAGCTGGTCCGCTTCAAATCCCCGGTTGTCGGTCAGTGACAGACTCATCAGGCGCTCTGCCACGCCGGACAGCGTTTTCCCCTCCGCGAGAATATCAAAATCCGGCATTTTCACGGGGTCTGTGCTCTGACTGAGCAATTGCATGGTGGTGTCGGTCATCTTTCCCTCCCTGTGCGGCATGGTCGCATGTGCGTGCGGAGGGGGTTACTGCTTTTTGTTGTCGCCGTGGCGGGAGAACGGCGCAGGGGTGAGATTACGCGCGTGGTGGGTGATGATTGTTGCCGAATCATTTAACGGATACAAGGGGCTGAAGCTATGAGTGAAACTCGTTTTCATGGTGCCCGTGTTACGGAAAGTACCGACCTGGTAACAGCGATTAATGATGTTGATTCCAGTGTTATCGGTATCGTGGCAACGGCGGATGATGCGGATGCGGAGCTGTTCCCGCTGAACAAGCCCACACTGCTGACCCGCGTCAATGACGTGCTGGGAAAATGCGGAACAACGGGGACGCTTTATCGTGCGCTTAAGGCCATCGCAGACCAGGTGAGCACAAAGGTGATCGTCGTTCGCGTGGCTGAACACAAAGAAGAAGACGGAAAAACGCAGGATCAACTGGTTATCGGTGGTTCTGAATCTGACGGCAGCTATACGGGGATGTATGCGCTGCTTGTTGCAGAGCAGGATGAAAGCATCGGATACCGTCCGCGTATTCTGGCCGCGCCGGAGCTGGACACGGAGGCGGTAACAAAATCCCTGTGCGTGATTGCGGGTAAACTGCGCGCGTTTGTGTATGCCTCATGTCACGGCTGTAACACGATGGCTGAGGCGATTACCTACCGCCAGAAATTCAACGAACGTGAGGTGATGCTCTTATGGCCGGACTTCATCGCCTACAACCCGAAAAGTGGCAAAAACGAAACGTTCCCCGCGCCTGCCTATGCGTGCGGCCTTCGTGCGTACATTGACCATGAGCAGGGCTGGCACAAATCGCTGTCCAACGTTCCGGTTAAAAATGTGCTGGGGATGTCGAGGCATGTGTTCTGGTCGTTGCAGGCCGAAGACAGTGATGCCAACAGCCTCAACAACAAAGAAATCACGACCATTATTCGTCGCAACGGGTTCCGCTTCTGGGGCAACCGCACACCGGAAACGAACGCCTACATCTTTGAGGTGTATACCCGAACCGCACAGGTGCTGGCTGATTCAATTGCGGAAGCGCAGTTTGAAACCATCGACAGTCCACTGACGCCTGCGAACGTGAAAGATGTTATCAGTGCCATCAGGGCAAAACTGGATTCACTGGTTACTGCCGGGAAACTGATTGGGGCGTCGTGCTGGTATGACGTGGTGGATAACGGCACCACGAATTTACGTCAGGGGCGCGTGCGTATTCGCTACAAATATACGCCTGTTCCCCCGCTGGAAGACATGGAGCTTTACCAGTCGTTTACTGATGAATTCTTTGGTCCCGCATTTGCGGTGCTGGGAGGTGCCTGATGGCTGTACCAAAACATCTTCGCTTTTTTACGCTGTTTGTGGATGGTGAAAACGAAGTGGGTAAGGTGACGTCCGTCACTCTGCCTAAGCTGACGCGCAAAACCGACAGCTACCGGGGTGGTGGCATGATGGGTGCGGTAAGTATTGATCTCGGTCTGGACGACTCCGCGCTTGATGCGAGCTTTGTCATGGGGGGCGCAGTTCGTGAGCTGTTCCTTAAGTATGGCGGCACGATTGACGGCACGCTGCTGCGTTTTGCGGGTGAATACTACACCGATGCAGAAAGCGACCTGTATGAAGTCGAAATGCGCGGACGTGTGACGGAAATTGATATGGGGGAAGCCAAACAGGGCGAAGCCACATCACACACTTACGCCATTAAAAACACCTACTACAAGCTGAGTGTTAACGATCGCCCGTTGTGGGAGATTGACCTGCTGAACTTCATTTACCGGAAGGACGGCAAGGACATTGTGCCCGATCGCATCCGTTCCGCGCT